ATTAGAGTATTAGATGAACCAATAAACTCACATTCAAATTCTACTCTAAATTGCTCTTCTGAAGTGTTTGCAATTTGTTCATTTTTCCACTTTTCGTCATGACCAGGTATATCTGACCAGTGAACGTCTACTCTCTTATATGAGTTACGTCCTTTTTCGCTGTCAGTCCATAACTTGTAGAACATGTTAAGACCTTTAGGCGTTGACGTAATAAGAACTTTCGTAGTTTTACCTGATGAAATTGTAGGATATACAGAAGCAAAAAATTCATCTTGTAGATTACCTGGAATGAACGCAAATTCATCTAGGTAAATCAAGTTAAATGAACCACCACGAATAGCAGATGAAGACGTTGCAGATGAAAGTATCTTAGAACCATTTTCTAGTTCAATGTTACCCTTATTCCATTCTACGACACCTTGCTGTATCCACTTAGGTAGTGCTTCATATGCTCTCTGAATACGAGAAAGAATTTCTCTTGCTTGTGATAGTTTGTGTGCTAGAATAGCAATGTTATATTCTTCATTAAACAAAACTGAATGTAAAAGCAATGCCGCAATCGTAGTGGTCTTACCACTCTGACGAGGCATCTTACATATAACAAATCTGTTATCTTGTACTTTGTTGATGATATCCTTCTGAAACTCATATGGTTCAAAAGGAACAAAACCCTTATCTACGTTTACAATCTTAACATAGTGTTCAATGAAATACTCTGGGTCATTTGCACACTTAACCCATTCGTTGATTTGTTCTTGTGTGAATTCTGTATCAACGTTTGCTTTTTTTAGATTAGGATTACCTAGATAGTTTTCACTCATCTGTTGTTCTCGCACCTTTGGCGAGTTGAAGCAATTGTTGTTGTAATTCTTTTGTGCTACCTACAAATACAGTATTGTTCTGTATTGCTTTTGAGGGACCTTGATAGTCTTCTTTTTCTAGGTCTTTCTTTTGCTTGTGTACGTCAAGCAACTCTTTATTCGCTTCAACCATTGTTTTGATTAGTGTAGATGCTACTTCGTATGCACGAGGATGTTCACTCTCTTTTGCGAGTTGCAAGATACCATCAACCGCACTCTCACCTTTTTCGATGAGTTTTGCAATATTTTGTCTTGCTTTTGCGAAGTCTTCATTTTTTTCGCCCGTGTCTTCTACGACTTGTGGCGGCAAAACTTCTTGCGCTTCTACTATATCAGTAGTAATATTCAGCGCATCTTCTAGTTTCTCTTCTACACTCTTCTTGCTCATTTTATAGTCTCACTTATTATTCAGGTTCTAAATCAGTACCAGCCGCTCTTGTTTCTGTAAATCCAAAGTCGCCAGTATCTAACCCATTAGGGTCTGTCGCAACTAATGTCTGGTCTGTCGCTGTTATGCCTTCCGTACCAGTCATCTCTGTAGTTTGCTGTACAGTAGCAATCTGTGCGCTAGTAACAATTTTACCATCACGGACTGCACCGTAAATATTACTCTTCAGCGTAAATGTTAGTGTCCAAACAATAGACCTTCTTGTTTCAAAATCACCCTCATAAACATCTTCTTGTGCTAATGAACCTAAGATTACAGGAATATCTTTTGTGATACCTAAGTCTGGGAATTCATTAATTGTCACATTAAAATGTGGCGTGAAATATGGAAGAATTTGCTCTAATATTTGAGTACCATCTTCAGCATTCTTTACCATTATGTATAAAGAGAAATCGAAATTATAAGGGACTGGTGCATATGTATACTTAACTGCACCATCACCGTCTGCTTGTTTAATGACATTCAAAGAGTTTTGTTTTCTCTCTGGGTCATATGTCATACCATCCATTTCGAATGCCATACGAGGCAGGGTGATAGCACTGTTTTGGTCATTACCATCACTCTCTAATCTTGCAAGAAATTTCTGCTTTGGTCCATAACTGATAGGCACTTTAAAACGTTCTATTTCAGAACCGTCTTCAGCAAAACGTCTTACATTAATATTATTAAATAGGTTACCCATAACGATAACCATTTTTCTAATACTTGCGTGATAAAATGTGTGTCCTAGTGCCATAGTTTAAAAGTCCTCACTGAATGGGTTATCTTCACTGAAGTCAATAACACTATCTGGGTTAGTCTCATAAACTTTGTTATCTGCTTCTGTAGTCTCTGGGAATATCATTGTCTCTTTGACACCAAGTATATACGTTGCACCTGAAGTGTCACCAATAATATTAGCACCAGTACCGAAGTTACCTACAATATTTCTTACTGTTAGAATTGTATCAGGTTCATTCCAATCAGTTACTTCTGCTTTCGCAATAGCATTTGCAAGGTCTGCACCTTGATATATTTCTTCATTGATTTGGAATGTGCCTGAACCAGTACCCATTGTCAACTGAATTGTGTACTGATTTGTTTCTTCAACTGCATCAATTTCAGTTACACCCGTATCGAATGTCTCTTCTGAATATTCAAAGAATTCTGTCGATAGTCGGGTAACGTATGCTTTACCTAATTGATAATACACTTCTTCGTCTTCTACATGTTTGATTTCCATCAACTGACCAGTCAACGGCATGTAAATGAGGTCGCCTTCTCTTGGTTTTGTGAAACCAACACTAGCGGTTGTTGCTTCTTCTTCGAAACGAGTGTTTGCTACAACAAAAGTTTGTGTGTCTCTAATCTCTACGCCAAATTTAGACAAAAGGTCGCCATCACCACTGAAGCCATCAACACCTTGAATATACATTTCAATAGTAAACTCAGTGTCGAATGTCGAGTTCTTTACTTCATTGAAAATGTCATCAACGTGTGTGTATTCACGAGGTAGATAGCGTACATCATGTCCGTAAATTTGAAGACTTTCTACTACAAGGTCATTTGTAAGAGATTGTTCTTCTACGTTTGAGTAAAAATTGAAATACTGATTTGTTGCCATGTGTCATTATCCTGTCATAAAGTCAACTGGCAATTCATGCTTCAATTGCATTTGCTCTTCTAATTCTGTGATTTCTTGCTTTGCTTCTTCTAGTATTGCACGACCATTCATAGTCACGCCACCTGGCAATTGAATGCCTTCATACTTAGAAACATTCATACCCCATTGCTCTTTAATCTGTGCAGTAGCATATTCTTTAAGAAATCTATCATTCCAAATCTGAGTATTTACAGTAGGGTCTAAGATTTTAAATGCTTCGATGATAATATAATCACCTACATTTAGATTATCTTTCCACGAGAAGTCAATCATCAATTTGTCTGTATGTCTTTCGTGGCGAATTGGAGTAACACCATTAAATAGGTCATCTAGCATTGATAGATGCCCACGCATAGTAGTAAATTCGCTTGCGCTTACTGAAGTAAAGTCAAAAACATCATTTAGATGCATTTGATATCGCACATCAAACATACTTGAAGATGATGAAGCATCATCTATACTCAAAACACGAACAACCGAGGTCACTTCATCATCTAGTGTGATATATGCCTGGTCTATTTCTGCTTGAGTTACTTCGTGCTTAATGTATGTGCGAGTTGTAGCGTCAGAATGATAATCCTGAAAGTATTCTAGTGCATCATCAATTCGGTCTTCAACTTGTTCGTTTGAGACATTGATTTGCACGACACCTTTGCCTAACTTACGAAGGCAATATTCTTTAAAGGTTGCTCTATCTGTTGGTGCTGGCATAATCTTTTCCTGTCCTAAGTTTTTACATATCTACATATATTTAGTTCACAAAGAACCACCACTAGCAAATATGGAGAGAGGGGTTTAACCCCCTCTCTCTTTGCTTTCTTAGGCTTGGGATTCAGTCCAAGTAATCTTACCAGTTACGAAGAACGGTGTTGCCGCGGCAATTCCTGTGGTAGATTGTGGCTGAACTGCAAGTGTCAACAAGTCAGGACCCGCTGGGAAGATACCGTCGCCACCTAGAATTGAGTTACCAAGTTCAAGAATGTCTGCAAGGTCAATCTCAACAGAACCAGCAGATGCTTTCAGTGAGTAGATTGTTGTACCGTTTTGTAGCGTATCGCCAGCAACGTGTTCAATCAATTCTGAAAGTGATGGTTTATCAGCATTTACAAAGTCCAAGCGTGATGGTAGTGCGTTAAGAATTAGGAAAATCTCAACGTCTTCGTTAGAAGTAACACCAGCCTGCTTCAAAGCCATTTGCATTCTGTTAATAATTTCACGCTCACCCAACTTACCTGTCAATGAACTATCT